GTCATTGCCGGCATACGCCTTCGCCAACGCTGACGTGACCGACTCCAACGGCTTACCCGTCTTAGCCGAAATGTCCAACGCCGTATTCAACAACTTTGTTGCCTTAGTTGTCGAACCAGTCGTGCGCACCAAAATCGCCAACGCTGGTCGCAACTTATCGTCAACAACACCAGTAGCCAACGAAGCTTTAGAAATGTATTTTTCCATCGACGCAATGTCGGTTTTGCGTGCGTGTGTCGTAATCCTCAACTGATCAGCCAGCAAACGCTGACCCAACAAATCCTCTTGCGCACCCTTCACCGAGTCTTTGATAACGCTAAAAACTTGACCAACACCAAGACCCAAACCGATAGCACCCAAGCCACCCAAAGTCTTTTTAAAACCGTCACCGAAACTGCGCAGCTCACGCTTCGCCTGTTTGATGCCCTTATCATCCCACTTAGAAACTAGGGGAAAAATCAACGCCATTACTTCAAACCTCTCTGCGCAATACGTTCATACTTGTCAACAATCTGTTGAATCTCAGCAGCTACAACAGGTTGCATAGTCATAACCGCAGGCCACAAATAACGGGAAGCGTGACCACCCAAACGCTGAATCATTGCACGACCCTGACCATTAATACGGTGACGAATCGTCTTGCCATTGCGCTGATATGGTCTGGTGAACCCTGTGCCCTTATAGCCCTTACCAACGGCACGGCCCGAACGACCAGCAATGTCAGTAATAATCACGGCAGGATTCAAAACCTTAACCGACACCAGGCTAGTAGTAGTTGAAGTTTTAGAACCGCTAGTGCGAAACTGCACTTGCGTCTTATCAATCGCAACGTGCCCACCCTTAGCGTTCGCCGTGTGATCCCAACTAAGACGACCATTGCCACGCTTAAAACCAGATAACGGTTGAATGCGACGAATAGCCGGTTTGATAACGGTCTGATCTAAACGCTTCGCAGGGGCTTTAGCCTCACGCATCAGTTCGGCACGCAAACCTTTTTCAATGTTGTTCAACGCACGAATAATGCCACGCACATCATTGATGTTTATGTCGTGACCTTTAGTGCGGTAAGCGCGACCCTCGCTGATTGTGAACATAAGCCTATTTTAGTTTGCGGCTAGTTAGCGGTTCGAATGAAACTGTTGCGCCGCATACCAAAGGTTTCGCAACATGCGATCAGACTCTTGCATCAACACGCTTGGGGCAATACCAGTAGCAACTGCTAGGCGAGCAATAAACCAATGCTCGGACTTGTCACCTAAAGCTTTGTAGTTGGTTCTTTTGGGTCGTTGACCGCTTCCACAGTGTCAATGTCAAGCAACCAGTCTTTGAAGTCTTTGCCAGTTTGTTTGGTGCGTGAATCGCTGCACCAAGCTAGAAAGCATAGGTGCGAAAAACGTTCAAGATTGTCAACCGAAATCTCAAAGTGATCTTCGGTTGCAACAATGTCGGCGGCTGAAATCTGAAGTTCGCGTTTGTTGCCGTCGTTGAATGTGGCGTTCAATAGCATTCTCATGCTATTAGACTAACGCGAATTAAGCGGTGGCGCGAGAAACGGTGCCGGTGGTAGGCCACGAAACAGATACGGTGGCAAGGTCGCCCACGTTGCTGTTGAACGGTGCATACTTCGACACAACAGCAATAGCCGTGTAAGCAGGGTTAGTTGCTGATACTGCCGAGCTAGTTGGCACAATAACGACGGTTGCGTTCGAGCCGAGTAGCGGCCAAATCACTGCGTCAACCGAGCTGGCACCAAAGTCCTGGTTGAAGTTCAGGGTAATGTTGCCCGACTTCAAACCAGTAGTGCGAGTGCGCCAAGTCGAACCAAACGCGGTGGTTTCGATTTCGTCAGCTTCAAGTTCCAGCGCAACGTTTACTAGCGACGTTGAAAAGTTGGTGGCATTGATTGTCACCTTGTAGTCGGTAGCTGCAAAAACTGCCATTAGGGTAATCTCCTAGTTTGCATAAACAACGACGGTAAATGTCGCTGATAAATAGTCTACTTCGCCAACCGATAGCGACCCATAGTTTTGCATTGATTGCAGGTTTACATCGAATGCTGCGCCACCTAGTGTGCGATCTGATTGCACGGCAAGGCTAATGGATTTGGTGCCGGTGCTTGACGCAAACTCATCCATCAGGTTTTGCGCTGACCGTTCAACCACACGCCCAACAACAACAAGAATGTTGAAATAGTATTCGACTACGCCAGCGTGAAACGCTTTGTTGTGATCTACACGGTCAAGCTCGACAATGGCTACTGGCCCTGTGATTTGGTCGGGGATGGTGGCTTGAGCACGCAGAAAAGGTATGGTGTTGAGGTTGTTTGCTAACCCTTTGCGTAGGTCTGTGATGGATGCCATTAACCTAGTATCGCTTTCAGGTCGTTTTCGGTGAGTCCAAGTGCTTCAAGTTTGGCAATGGCTGCGGCCCGTGCAATGTCTGCCTCGGTTGGTTCAGGGTCAGGCGTGTCGTATTGTTCAACAATGTTGTTGAGTGGGTGGTCGTGTGTTGCGTCGCACGGATCACAAACGCCACCGAGTCCATAAATAACGTATCTCACTAGTTATTCCTCAAAAATATTGCTGGTATGTTGCTGCTTGAAAATGCGGCCGCTGTGCCTGTTGCTGGTGGTGTTCCACCAGGACAAGGCAAAAGGGCATAATACGTCACCGTTGTTGCTGGCATTGCGCCGAACAATCTCACAAGACCACCTGAAATGTTTCCTTGCACGTTGTGAGCGTGCCATTGTGCGGTGCCACTTGTGACGTTTACGCCTAACCAATACCAGCCTGGTGTGAAGTTCAGGTTTACTGTCAAACCATAGAACGTAGAAATGGCTGAGTAAGCAACTGTTCCACAGTTTGAAATCAACGTACCAGGTATGCCATTGCTGTCGCTGTAAACGGCAATCGTGGCTGATCCTGCGCCAGTCAATGCGTTACCAGTCGCCACACCAATCTGCGTGGTTGTGAAGTTAGCTGCCATATACACGGGCAACAACTGCATATTAGTTCCAGCCGTAACCGACAGAGTGGTTTGCGTTGTCAAACCTGTGCGATAGTAAGCAGTTCCAACCGCTGATGTTGGTGCTATGTATGGGCCAGCGGTCAAACGTGCATCAGTAGTCACAACCGCTGTGCCGGTTACCTGTGATGCCGCAATCGTAGGAATGTCTGACGCAGACAAAGTTGCACCAGCAGTAGTGCGACCCTTCGCATCCACCGTAACCTTCGTATAAGTTCCAGCCGTAACAACCGTCGCCAACGTCGGGCCAGGATACGAACCCGTCAAATCACCCGAAGCTGCACCAGTTGGTGTGCGCGAATCCGATAAACGTGAATCGGTAGTGAGAACCGCTGTGCCCGTCACCTGAGTTGCGTTAATGGTGATAGCGTCAGAGCCTGCTAATCCGTGTGAAGCGGCGTGAGCAGTTGGTGTGCGCGCATCACTCAAACGACTATCTGTGGTCAGCACAGCCGTTCCTGTGACCTGTGTGGCGTTGATAGTGATTGGGTCTGAACCAGCAGAACCGTGCGTTGAAGCGTGCGCGGTAGGTGTACGTGCGTTAGTTAGACGGCTGTCAGTAGTGAGAACAGCGGTGCCTGTTACCTGCGTGGCATTGATAGTGATTGCGTCGCTACCGGCTGAACCGTGTGAGCTTGCGTGAGCCAACGGGGTTCGAGCATCAGACAAGCGCGAATCAGTTGTGATAACTGCCGTGCCTGTGACTTGCGTTGCGGCAATGTTAGGGATGTCGCCAGCCGAAAGTGTTGCACCAGCCGTTGTGCGACCCTTAGCGTCAACCGTGACTTTTGTATAAGTGCCTGCGGTTACAACCGTTGCAAGAGTTGGGGCAGGGTAAGAACCCGTCAAGTCACCTGAAGCTGCACCAGTTGGCGTTCTAGCGTCACTCAAACGCGCATCAGTAGTTAGAACAGCCGTGCCTGTTACCTGCGTTGCGTTGATTGTTATCGGGTCTGAACCAGCCGAACCGTGACTGGTTGCGTGAGTCAAAGGTGTGCGAGCGTCAGATAACCTGGCATCGCTAGTCAAAACAGCCGTGCCTGTGACTTGTGTTGCCGTAATGGTGATAGCGGTTTGATCGATGCCGATAGTGCCAGTCGAAGTGATAGTGCCACCCGTAAGTGGGGCAGATGCTATAACCGACGTGACACCAACACCAGCGGAACCGACAGTTACCCATTGCGTGTTGTAATCGACAGCATCAATCTTTGCCAACACCTGACCAGCGGTGCCACCAGCAGCCACACCAGCGCCCGTCGCACCAGTTGCGCCTGTTGCACCTGTTGCACCCGTGTCGCCCTTAGCACCCTGCGGAATGGTGAAGTCAAAAATGGCAGCCGAGCTTGAACCCGAGTTGACAACTGTCGCTGATGATCCAGCGGTGCCAGTAGTAACCGAACCAACGCTAATCGTTGCAGCTGAACCAGCAGGGCCAGCCGAACCCTGTGGGCCAGCAGAACCCTGCGCACCAGTAGCACCAGTAGCACCCGTAGCGCCCTGTGGGATAGTGAAGTTTAGAACGGCAGCAGACGAAGTGCCGGTGTTAGTTACGGTAGCGTTTGACCCTGGTGAACCCGTGACCGTTGTGCCAACAGTAATGGTGGCTGCTGAACCCTCTGGCCCTGCCGAACCCTGTGCACCCGTCGAACCTGTTGCACCCGTAGCACCAGCAGGAATCGTAAAGTTTAGAACCGCCGCCGACGACGAACCGGCATTGACCACCGTGGCATTAGTGCCAGGCGCACCCGTAACAACTGTGCCAACCGTGACCGTTGCAGCTGACCCGTTAGCACCAGCAGAACCTTGCGGCCCTTGAGGGCCAACCTCACCCCGTGCAACATAAGCCGTGACAGTCTGCACACCAGGATCAGCAACAACAACCTGAATCGTTGGTTGCGCAATAATCTCTACCGGCATTACTTCACCACTTCGAGCGAAACGACAACCTGTCCCTCAACGAGTCGAATAACCGTCGGGGACTTAGTAAGTTCCAAAGCCCAAACGTATTGAGTATTAGTTAGCAAACCTGTTTCGGTAGCTGTGAAAGTCAACGAGATTGTGCCTGTGCCAACATCAATGGTTGGGTTAGTGTCAATCATTGCGGTTGCAGCCGTGTAATCGGTGCGCACCTGAGCACGAGCCGTATAACCAGTCAAGTCAAAAACCGAACCATCGGTGTTCGTGTAAACGTATTGACGAGTGAACGTTGCACCAGCGTCAACATACAGAGTGTCGTTAGCGGCCATTAAGCGAAGTTCCTTGTCAGTCGATAACCGTCAATCAGCATTGCCACATCCGGATCAAGCTTTGACCCAACACGCACAACACCCAAATCACCCATACCCAAAACGCCCAACGGTGACTCAAGGCGTTTGTAAATGCGTGAAGCCTGAATGACACAAGCCTGAGCAATAGCGTCAGGGACAGCAGCCCAACCCCAATGCGCCGTCACTTTCACCAAAGCGTTGCCACCAATAGTCGGAAACAGGTAACGCCACAAGGCTCGAATCGAAGTATAAGGTTGCTCAATACCGTCAGCGTAACCATTCAACGGCTCAAGCTGGTAATCGCCAGGTGCACCGTTCACATAGTTTGCCCAAATCGTGTCAAACGAACCATTAGACGTGACCGCAGTAGCCAACTGAGTGACCGACTGAGCATCGTCAATCGGGCAAAGATAAGGGTCGGTTGCGGCAAAGTATCGGGCCGTCGTGCCTTGATCCGTAAACTTACGCCCACAATACTGGTCGATTAGGCGTGAAGCCGAAGTGATTGCAGTTTCAAGCAGGGAATCGTCAACGCTGTCATAAACGCGCAAAGCGGCTTTCACATCTGCAAGAGTGCAATAACCATCCGTGATTGCCATTAGTGCCTCTCGAAAGTCTTATCTGTATAAGTTTACTTTCTCGCGCCTAAGCGGTTTTTGATAAGCGTCGAGCTGATACTGGAAGTGTAGGGAATGTAAGCCAAACCAATGCCTCTATCGTCTAACCAATCCTGGTCAAAACCCATTTGCCGGTAATAGTCTTTGCGTGCCCAATCCGAACCAATCACAATCAGATCAGGTTGCGCCAACAAGATACTCGGCTTCGAGTCGGCACCACCAACATTTGGAATTACGTTCGTCACATACCGGCACGCCAACAAAACGTCGGCGCGTTCATCAAACGACATCACAGGTGCAAGCCCTTTATAGTCCTGAATAAACTCGTCAGTATTCAGGGCCACAGTCACTTCACCAAACTCGGCGCACCGTTGCAGAAACGACGTGTGCCCGTAATGCAACAAGTCAAACGTGCCGCCCGTATAAACCTTTAGTCCCATCGGTTCTCCCGTCTAATCTTCAACGACCATTCGCCAGCCGTGTAATCGTTGCCAGCAATCTTGCGGTCAAACAGTTTGTGATTGTTATTGAAGCTCACATTGTTTTGTGCGTGAAAGCCGCTGTTGAGTGTGCTTGAGTTGTCGTGATAAACCATTGCGTCAATGAAGTTGATTGGCACATCGGCTCGGTTGATGCGTCGTTCAAGATCGTTGTCGTCAAAATACAACGGGTAAAAACGTTCGTCATACAAACCCACCTTGTCAATGACACCTTCACCGAACACGGCACACGACCATTTCGGTTGCACGTCAACAAAGTTCATACCCGTCGTATCCACTTTGTCAGCAATCCTGGCAAGCGCACCGTGCGCAAACCAAGCATCATCATTCACCAACACCCAATACGGTGCATACGGTGTAGCTTTGATAATCAGATTCCAAGCACCAACCAACCCAAGACCGAACGGCATAGGCAACACCCAAACGTTCTTCACGTTCTCATTGGCTGGTGGCTCATAAGAACCAGTCCCCGAGTTATCGACAACGATAAGGTGCTCAACCGGATAGTCAATAGACTCAACCAAACGGTCAGCCATATCAAACCGTTTGAGTGTGCAAAACCCAAGAACGGGAATGGTCACTTCAAATGCTTTCGCAAGAATGGTCGCCACAACGTTTTGTAAACGTGATCAGCGTCATACTGTTGCGCCCACTCAACGGTCTTAGGGAAGTCCTGTCGGCCACGAGCAAACGCCCTATCCATTGATTCCAGAATGCCAGGAATAGACGGGATAGTGAACCAAGCTTTTTGTGCCGGATCCCACAACGGTTGCCCATCCACCAAATAAGAATCAGGGCCAGCAAGTTCACGGGATGCCGCAAAGTTTGATGCGATAACAGGTGTGCCACACAACTGCGCCTCAACCGTCGGACAACCAAACCCTTCACCATACGACGTTGCCAACAGCACGTCAGCTGCCGAATACAACGCTGCCAGTTCATCCTGATCAAGCCCGTTGCGATAGTGATACGGGTCAGCAAAAACAATCTGCTCGGGACTAATCGAACATGCAGCTGCGAGTTCGGTCAGATTCCAACCACCAGCCGAACCTAAAGCGTCAGAATGCACATACAACAACGCTTCAGGATGATGCTTCGCAAACATACCAAACGCCATAAACGCTTCAGCAAACGCCTTACGATGCACCAAACCGGCAGCCTTATTCGCTGCGTTCATCAAGAAAATGAAACGGTCGTCACCCAGGTTGAAATACTTACGCACCGAAACACCGTCAAGCTCAGTCAATGGTCTGAACGTTTTTTCAAAAGCGTGCGGAATGTAAGTGGACTCAATGCCCTGCATCGCCAACACCTGTTGCCCAAACTTGCTCATTGCAATCGGGGCAACGTTATCTTGTGCCAGCCAAGCTGCAACCGATGGTGGCACAGGACTGTGGTCAATCGGCACCCAAGACGCAATCTTGTGATCCGCCCAACGTGGCCCGTTCAAAACCCAAACATCATATAGCGTGATAAGTAGGTTTGGTAGGTCTTTGTGTTCGTGCGTAAACTTTGCGTGATGTGCCGGCACAACATCGTTCGAGTAAGTGTCGAAGCCTCTGGCGTAATGGTCAATTTCACCTGTGCCCAAGTTGATTGTTCCGTTATGGCCCTCAAGTCCATAGTTTGAGTAGGCTGCCACTTTGAGCAGATCGCCACGCAAACGCTTTAAAACCTGTGTCGTTTGCTGACCGTAACCTGTTGCCGCATAAGGGCTGTTTGAATACCAGCCGATTGCGCCTTGAATGATGTCGAGTGAAACGCTTGCTTTGCCTTTTGCCATAAGAACAGACTAGCCCGAAAGTTGGTCAAAAGAAAAACCCCCACACTTGGTGAGGGCTAATCTTTTCCCCAACGATAGGGGTATTGAGGAAACCTATGCGGCCACCGATGCAACTGGCAACTTATCCATAAACGAATCGAAAAAGAATCGCGCCAATAAATCACCAAACTGATAGTTGATTTTTGAAATCTCACAAACTTTTGCATCGTCACTCAACGCCTGATCATGCTTGATGATTGTGTGAATGTTTGACAAGTGTTCGATAATCTGTCGATTCTTAAGAATCAAAGGATTATTGCCCGATTCAATAGCTACATAATCCGCAACCATAGATGCCAAGTCGGTGTCATTCAAAACCGGAAATTGCTTATACAACTTGACCAGGCGAGTTGAATCATTATTGGCATAATCACGCATTGCCTTGACATAGCGAATAAAAATAGCGGCCCATTGACGGCGTTCGCCACCAATCGAATAACATTCCCAGTTTTCAGGAAAATCGGTCACATCGTCATAAATGTCGTCAAGCATTCCTTGAATCTGTGATCCATAACGCTGTATAAGTTCCGCTTGTTTAGCAAACAAGACTGAGCGTTCAATGGTGTTTTCAACATCTGCTTGATAAACGATGCTGCCGTATTCTTCGTGTAGCCGTTTCATTGCTGACATTTTTCCCTATCTTTCTGCGCTGTCTGACGCAAGAAAAGTAAAACACAAAATACTTTGTTTGTGAAGCATTTGACAAAACTTTCTTAAAAAGAAAACCCCTGCACTTGGCAGGGGCTAATCTTTTCCCCAACGATAGGGGGTATTGGGGAAACCTTTAACGCATTCCAAGCGAATTGCGCAAACGGCCAATGCGGATAAATAAATCGCTGGCAACATCGTAATCTCCAGCAAGTTCTGCTTCATTCCAAGCAGTCAAAGTAAGTTCGTAAACTTTGATCAAGTTTTCTTCGTAAGTAGTCATTTTTCCCTATCTTTCTGCGGCTTTCTTGCCGTAAAACAATCAAAACATAAAACATTCATTTTGTGAAGCATTTTAGAAAACTTTATTTTTTCGTTACAAATGAAAAACCCCGAACCGAAGTCCGGGGTTTCTCAATCCTGAAAGGATTAGCTTGCAGCGCCCTTGAAATACTGAACGTGCGAAGCCTGTGGCAGTGCGCCGTCAAGACGGATGCTTGCGCGGAAAACGACCTGGTCGTTTGCGAAAGCGTAGTCGTCAGAACGGTCAAGCTTGATGCCGCCAACGGTGCGAACAAAGTAACTGCCCAAGTCACCGAAGATAACCGACTTGGCACCAGTTGCTGGCGAAGCCATGTCAGGGTTTTCGTAGATTGGGTAACCAAGCAGCAGGTCGAGCTTGTCGGCACTTAGGGCAGGGTCGAAGATGAAACGACCGTAGTTGTCCTTGAGCGAGCGAACAGCAGCGATGCTGGTCTTGTTCATCTGGAAACCTGCACCTGGCTGACGACGAGCAACAGTGTCCAGCGAGTAGACAAGGTTGATCAGGTCGGTTGCGGTGAAAGCACCCGAAACACCAGTGCCGCCGAGAACAGCCGACGAAGCAGCAGTGACGATACCCTGTGGCTGAGTGGTGCCGGTTCCAGTGGTAAGTGCAGCGTTAACCGACTTGCCCAGGCCAATACCAGTCTGGTCAGCGATGAAGCCGAGCAGGTCAACACCAGTGTCTTCAACAAGCTCGCGAGCAACCGAAACAATGTAGCCATACTTCCAAGCTGCAAGGTTTACGAAGCTGTTGAAGGTTGGGTCAGACTCGCTGAATGCCGAACCAGCAGCGGTGATGGTTCCAGTCGAGTAACCGGAAACCGAAGGCACCTGAATGATCTCACCCGAAGTGGTGTTGAGAATCTTCGAGGTGGTGAGCATTGGGCCAACGGTGCTTGCCTTCATAACAACCTGGTCATAGAACGAGGTTGGGACTGGGGCACCCGAAGTGGATGGGGTAAGTCCGGCACGCTTCTCAGCACCAAACTCGAACGAACGAATCTCGCCCTTTGCTAGACGACGCAGGGTTGCGTTGTCGTCGCTCGATGCAGGCGATGCAACAGTAAAGCCTTCAGCGGCCTGTGCAGCGCGAGCCTCACGCTCGGCAATGGTCTGATACTCGTCGATGAACGCCTTGCGCTGGTCAATCTCAGCGGTTAGCTTCTCAAAACGCTCAGTTTCCTGTGCGTTCATTTCGCGCTTTTCGGCTTCAGCACCGTCAACAATAGCTTTGGCTTCGTGCCACAGCTTCTGACGTGCCTCAACCTGCGACTTTAGAATGTCTGACATTCTTATTCCTTTACAGGTAGGGGTTAGGTTTGTGCGTCACCGAGCCAACTCAGAATGACTTAGGCCGCGTAAACGCTGAACCTATACATAAAAGTTTAGGGACAACATACATACACGCCTAAGAATGGTGGACTTGCAGGGAATCGAACCCTGGTCTTAGCCGATCCGCTTGCGGTTTTAACGGCTAATCGAAACCATTACCAAGCCCAAAACCCCGACACTTTGGGGGAAAGTGCCGGGGCCAACAAGGGATGAAACAACGTATTGCGTTATGAATCTATCGGGTTTCTAACGGGCCGTCAACCGACACGCCACAAATAGCGTCAGCGATTCGTTCAGCCCACTCAGCCAGTTCACCCGAAGCAGGCCAACCAGTAGTTGCCAGAATGATTGCAAGCACCTCTGTGCGATCCATTAGTTGCGACCCAACAAAGCAAGTTTCGCCTTAGCGTTCGACATTGGGGCAGACTGCACCTGCTCAGTAGGCTGTTCAAGTTTCGCAATCACTTCACGCAACACGTTAGCCTGATCAGCGTCAAGCGACTCAGCAGACTCAAGCTTGCTTAGACCAGCCTCAAGCACCGACGCATCAACCGAACGCATCTGCACCGTAGTGGACTGATATGCAGGAAACGAAACTATTGAAATTTCGTGCAAATTTACTTGATTCAACGAACGTTGCGAACCGTCAGCGTTCCACGAATCGCCACCAGCAGGCACGCGAAAACCAAAAGACATCTTGCCAATGTCACCACGACGAATCAGAGTAGCGGTGTCACGACCCAACTGAGTGTCAGGAAAAGTCGCTGTCGCCAACAGGCCGACACCGTCTTCACGCAGCTGCAAAGTTCCGGCACGAGTCGAACCAAGAACCTGACCTGTGTCGTGATTGAACAACAACTTGATGTCATTGCGTGCTTGTAAGGAACGCTTGAACGCACCAGGTTTGATTTGCTCAATGAAACCAGTCGGGCCAATAGGCTCAGATGGCGAGTCGAACACAGCCGCATACCCAGTAAACGACATACCATTTGAACCAGCATCTTCACGCATCTCAAAATCAATGTCGTGCACACGGGTTTCAATCTGCTTCGCAGCACCACGCTCACCCAAATCAAACTCTTGCACACCCTGCAAACGGCGAGTAATCAAAGCCGCAGCTTTACCCCACTTGCTGTTGTATTGCACACCCTGATTCTCAGCCGAATACGGGTCGCCAATAACCTGCGACTGGTCTTTAGGCTCTTGCGGCATCGTCTGATCTTCGGTGTCGTCAGGCTGTTCTTCAATGGTTGCCACATCGGTCTGATAAGCGTTAGCAAACTGGTCGCCAACGGTGGCACGCAACTGCCATTGCCACTTGCCGTGCTTGTCCTGACGGTCAGCCAAAAAGTTCAAAATGCCTTGCTCGTTCAGGCAGTCAGCCATTTCGATAGCACGCACAATCGACTCAATGACATCTTCGTTCGCCTGGTAAAGATTGCGGGCCATAACGATAGGGTCGCTGCCCGACGGGGCTTCAAACTCAGGCAGGGACTCCATAAACTGCGACAACTGAAACGGTGCATCAAAGTTCAGCTTGCGAATGTTCTCAGCAATCGGATCAATGGCACCATCAGCGTCTTCATAAATCTCACCGAAAAACTCGTGAAACTGACTGAACATTGGGCCACGCACGTTCCAATGAAAACCGTGTGCAAGAAACTTGAAGTTAACCGTGTCACCCAACAGGTCAGCCAACTGGTTAGCCAAATCAATCTTGGTAGGTTCCGGTGCGGCAGTCGCCAAATCGTTCTGGCGTTTCTCATTCTTAGCCATACGGTTTCCTTTCGGATTATCAGATTTAAGTTTAGCCCTAGCACCCTGAGCAGTTGGCAGATGGGCAGGGTCAACAACAGGCATACCAAGTTCGGCATAGATGGCACGAGCTTCAGGGTCGTTATCAATCGCCATAATGATGTCGTAAACAGCAGCCAACTTTTCGCCTTGCGCCCGTTTAAACTCGTGCGTCTTAGACGGGTCAAGGTCATTCATAAACAAGTCGTCATAGTCAACGCCCAAGTGGTTTAGTTGTGCAACGGTTTCGGCGCGATCCGCTTCCATACGACCCGTCACCAACAAAATCGCTTTTTGCTGTGAATGCACAAACTGCCAAACCGCGTCAATCAGTTTGCCGTTATGAATCAACGTGTCGTCAATGTCGCAAATAAGTGCCGGCGAGTTCACAGCCCTGACACCACCAAAATACTCACCCAACGGTTTACGACCTTCAGCCATCGACACAGCCACCATATTGTCAATCGCAGCTTGCTTGTTCGACCCGTGACACGCAACCGTTTCAGCCTTGCCGGCAACAACCTTGATGGTTGCCCAACCGTTGCAATCAGGTTGCTTATCCGAAATGTAGTAAGGCATCAGTAAGACTGCACCAACCAACTGATTTGAATGCTGCCGCTGCTAGACATAACCCAGATTTGTTCGCCAGGATTCAAAGTCAACTCCATCGATTCCAACTTTGGAATCATCAAACCAGTAGTCAAAGTCACATCCGACCCACCCAACACAAGGTTCGTTGTGTTGTCGTTGTTGTGAATGTGAATACGGGTTGGATCAACGCTCACACCATCGATTGGAATCGGCGTGCTATTGACCGTTAGTTGCCCTGTGCGAATCAATAAACCGCACCAGGGTCAGCAGGGTCAATGTTTTGAACCTGTTGCAACTTCGTTGACGGGACTCCCGTGTGCTTGATAGCAGGCAAACCAAGTGCCTTGAGAACATCCTCGGGTGCGAAACCAATCTGAATAAGCTTGTCAGCCATAGAAACACGTTCGTTAGTTTCGGCAAGGTTAGCGGCCTTGACATCAACGTTAGCCAACGGCACCGAGTAAGTGTCGCCACCCTCAACCTTTGGCTGGTCTTCGAGCTTCAAAACGTCATTGATAGACATCCAACCACCCTGACGTGCAATCGAATACGCGCTGAAACGAGATTGAACGTCGCCACGCAGCAAGCCCTCAACGTTAAACTTCAGATAACCCTTGTTAGCCAACAGCGACGAATAAGCACCCTCAATCTTTTCAATTACAGGTCGCAAAGTGTTCGTCACAAAGTTAATCATCTGAGCTTCAACCGACGCATAAGACGTAGTATTTGGGACACCCAGCATGTGCGGTGGAATCTGAAATGTGCGAGCAACTTCCTCAACAGCAAACTGACGCGACGCAATAAACTGCGACTGATCATTGTTCGCGCTGGTTGGCACAAACTTAGCCCCACCCGACAAAATGCCGGTCTTGCCCGAGTTGCGGAAACCACGGTGACGGGCATCAAAGCCCTCAGCCAAAGCCTTAGCCTGTTCACGATTCAACGGGCCAGGAAACTCAATGACACCAGCCATCGTTGAACCCTGACCGAAATAGCGTGCAGCAAACGACTGCAAAGCGTCAGCGACACCGAGCATATCGCCCAACTTGTCCACACGCGAAACACCATCAAGTTTGCCAGGCATAGGCAAGTCAACAATGTGCAACACGTCATCGCTAGTTAGCGTGCGGTCTTCGCCCAAATAAGTGAACACTTTACGGCCCGTGACGTGATCACGTTTCACCTGCACCGTGGTCGGATCAAGTGGCACAAGGTTCACAATCTGCGACACATCATTAGGGTCACGGAAAATGCGAACGTAAGCGTTGCCCCACAACATCAACGAAACAATAACCTGCCCGTAATGGGTTTCGCGAGTGTTATCAATGTCAGGCTTGTCAATCCACGTCGGCTTCGGGCGCAACGGCACACGCTCACCGTTGAAACGGTAAAAGCAATCCACAGGCAGGGTTGAAATCGAATCCGAAATCAGTTTGACCGCAGCCCAAACAGCACCAATCTTCAGCGACGAATCAGCTGTGATGTTCGTGCCAGCCTGATTAGCCCAAGCTAAAGAATCGCCAGCACCCCAAATAGACTGAAACGAAATGGCGCGTTCTTCGCCACCCTGAGAACCCAAACGATTCAGCACTATTTACCTCGCTCTAAAGCCAAACCAAAAAGCAAACAACCCACACCGGCAGCGACAACGCCAGCAGGTAGAAAAAACAGGCCAAGCCCGACAGAAATAACAGCCACGCCAACAGCCTGAAAAATCGTTGCAATCAAGATGCCACCAATCAGAAACTAAAAAACTCAGGCAAAAGTTGCTCTGCTGTAAGTTTAGCGTTCGTCGCTCTATCAAAGGCAATGACGAAAGCAATAGCGTTGTCAATCTTGCGTTTCGATCCGTCTTTATCTTTCGTGACTCTCGGGCCACGCGCATCAATCTTCAACACACAGTTGTCTAAGTGTCGTGCCAGGGCAGGGTTGCCATCGTGCACCAACTGTTTCTCAACGACAGCATCGAACACTTTTGCGGTTGCCGGAATCATCAACTTCAAATAGCCGGTGTTGTATTCGACAATGGGTAGCCCGTGTTCAATCAAAGCTTCCATCGTGCGTGCCCACCTAAACGGGTCACAAGCAATCTCACGAACCTGCGGATAACGTTGGCACCAATCAATAATCGTTGCCTCAACCTCAGCGATAGGCACACGCCAATCGTCACCGTCACGGTCAAAGTTCTTCTCCCACGTTGCCACAAGTTTCACCTTTGGCAACTCGTCGTCTTTTGGCACCGTCACAGCCACAATCGCTGTCGAGTCACCCGAATACGAACCATCAAACCCAAGCACATAATCTTGATCAGCAGGCCACTCAAAGTCGGCAGCCAACGAATCCCAAGCACCCTGCGGCAACCAAGCTTGCGCACCCGACACCCATTGATTCAAACGCTTAGTTCTAAACTCTGCCTCTGGTGTGCGCCTCGACGCTGAAACAAAATCATCCTCAGCAACCAGGTCGTCAAAGCCAGGGTTAGCGGCCCGCCACGAAGCAGGGTCTTTATAATCTGCGTCAGCGTGCGCTTCCCACCACGCCATAAAAAACGACGGATCATCAACCTCACCACGAGCCACCTTCTGCCCATACTGATACAACGTGTAAGCAATCGAATCCTGCCCCGTCATATCGGACTTTTGACCGGCAGTAGTGATGGCGATAAGTTGCCCCAACTTGCCACGGTTTCCCATAGCCAACGACATAACGTCAAACAAGCTGCGGTCTTTGTGGGCGTGCAACTCGTCAGCAATCACACGGTGAGGGTTGTAGCCTTCCTTTGAATACGCCTCAGCCGACAGCACACGGTAAACCGACTTAGTGGATGGCACAAAGATTGCGTCACGATACAACGTCACCATCTCAGACAGTTCGGTTGTTTCACACATACGCTTCGCCTCAGCAAACACGATGCGTGCCTGTTCTTTTTCAGCAGCAATCGAATACACTTCGCCACCCTCAACACCCTCAGCCAGTAGCGAATACAAAGCCAAAGCTGCCGACGACAACGCCGACTTGCCATTCTTACGGGGCATACCAATCAGGGCCGTGCGAAACGATAGCCCACCATCCTCGTCACGTGCATAAACACGTTTGATAAGTTCTTGCTGCCACGGTCTAAGACGCAAGGCGTCACCAACCCGACCAGCAATACCATCCTTACCAATCGACCCAAAGGTTTCCGCAAACTCAATAGCCACATCACCATCGCCCCTGGCAATCTGTTCAGCCGAAACAGGTGTCAACCAGCGAGGCGGCCAAGACTCAACGCTTGTCACGTTTAGCAATCAGTTCTTCAAGCTTCGACTGACGCTTGATTTCAGCCAAACCCAAACGTGTCCGGCTGGCAACCGTCATACCCAGCGCGTCAAGGTTTTTCAAGATAGCGGCTTCGGTGTCAAGCAACTGACGGCTGATGTGAAAGTCAGACGGGTCAGCCTCAAACGCAGCTTCCAAAACCATCACCCGATCCATCTGCTTACAAGTAATCAACAACAACTCAACATCAGTCTGTGGGCTAATCCACAAACCACCAGCATTAAAAATCCTGTCCCAAAACAAACGACCAGCAACACCCAACGGGCGATGCGGTTCAACATACCCAGCCGGCAACGCATAAGTATCAGCCAAAGCAGGCAACTTACGCTGACCAGGATTCCCCGTAATCCGCTTTTCCTCAAGCGACTTCATCGGCATCGGCATCAGTCACACTCCATTCATTTCAAGCCTAACCACAAAAGGTTTGAATCGCAGAGGGCTGCGAAAAAG